ACTGGCCGACTCGTTCTGGCATGAGATGACTCACGCTGTACTACACGACATGAAGCACGAGCTATGTAGTGATGAGAAGTTTGTCAGTGCTTTCGCCAACCGCTTATCAAGTGCAATCAACTCAGCCCAACTATGAAACAACCCGCATGGTCACACTCAGCCCTCAAAGATTTTGAGGGGTGCCAACGCCGCTACCAAGAGGTCAAGGTCTTGAAGAACTACCCGTTCACCGAGACTGAGGCAACACGTTACGGCAATCAGGTACACGAAGCTATTGAGCATTACATCGCAGAGGGTAAACCAATCCCCGCTGAGTACTCACAGTTTCAACCTGTGGTGGACGCCATGCTGAAGAAGAATGGGCGCAAGCTAGCCGAGTATGAGATGGCGCTGACTGTCGACCTCAAGCCTACTGGTTGGAAAGACAAAGACGTATGGGTGCGCGGTATTGCTGACATCCTAGTCGTTGATGACGACAACCTTACGGCGTGGGTGGGTGACTGGAAAACTGGCAACAACAAGTACCCCGATAGAGATCAGCTTGTTCTCATGTCGCTCATGGTGTTTGCCCACTTTCCACACATCCGCAAGGTCAACTCAGCATTGCTGTTCATTGTGAAAAATGATATGGTCAAGATGTCGATGGCGCGAGATGACGTCGACAAGCACTGGTGGGACTATCGTGAGCGCACAGCGCGGCTTGAAGCTAGCTTTGCCAATGACATATGGAACCCAAACCAAACACCGCTATGCGGTTGGTGTCCAGTAAAGACTTGCGAGTTCAACAAAAAACACTAGGAGAAACAAATGGCTTTACATCTACCAAACGAATTCACGCAGACCCCATGCAGATGCCACATCTGCCACCAAGAAATTAGAGAAGACCAACACGCCATCGAGCACTCAGACCACGGCGTGCTATCCCAAAGCACTGACCCGCGAGTGGCAAATATTCACGACCACATTGAAGGCTATGTGTCGTTGTGGTTTCACCCAGAATGTGCGACGATTATGGCGTTGCGCCTAGCGCATGACGTGATGCGCATCAAGACGATTAAAGATCAGCCGATGCGCGTAGTAGACGGGCTCAAAGCCGTATCCAAAGTTAACCAAGCAAGATAGGAACTAACATGCCTTACGTAAACAAGCCCCGCCCATACGCAAAAGAGTACGAACAGTATGACGGCACACCGATGGTCAAGAAGAAACGTGCCGCACGAAACAAAGCACGAGCAATCATGGAGAAAGAAGGACTAGTACATAAAGGAGATGGAAAAGATGTCGATCACAAAAGAGCCCTATCAAAAGGTGGAAAGACAGTACGCTCGAATCTCCGCGTCAAAGACGCGAGCGCAAATCGCTCGTATGCAAGAAAAGCCGATCACTCTATTAAGTGATATACCTACCGCAAGACTTATCGATCTCTGGGTAGCGCGTTGGGGACATGACTGGGTTGATCTGGTAGAGGTAACAGAAGACCCTTTCTACAAAGACGCGTACAACCGAATGAGAAAAGAAGGTGAGCTTGAGGTTCACTTCCTAACAGATCGCTCTAAGTACGTGTGTCGTAATCCAAAATAAATCAAGGAGAAGCAAATGGGAAAAGTAAAGAATACGCTGACGCTTACCGCAACTGAGATTGCGCTTGCTAAAAAGCTAGGAGTAAGCGCGCAAGTATACGCACAGGCTAGAGGGCAACAACACGTCACTATGACTATGTTCAACCCTAACAACGACCCTGTGTACACAATACCTTTATCAGAACTAGTCAACCTATGGCGTGCGCGGTTTGGAGATATGTGGGTAGATGTGTCCGAGTTGGAAGAAGACTTTTGGTCTGACGCATCCGCACGCTTACACACAAATAAAATGATGGAAGAACTAAACCATCACACAGACACAACGCCATGGTCTAGGTTGAAGGAAGATGCGTAATGCAAATCGTTGACGACAAGGCGCTCGTACTGCGCACTCGCAACCCGCACAAGTACGCGATCATTCCAAAGCACAAAATTCTTTCCGAAGACAACGGCATCTTTGAGGTAGCTGTCTACTGGGGTCTTGATGAAGCAAGGGTGCTACGCAACCTCGGTGTGAAGGATGTGCCATCGCCTATCACTAGGCGCTATGACTGGCCGGGAAAGTTTATACCAATGGCTCACCAAATAGAGACAGCGGCTTTCCTCACACTACACCGCAGAGCGTTCTGCTTTAACGACCCCGGAACTGGCAAGACTTTGTCTGCGCTGTGGGCGGCTGACTTCCTGATGAAGCGTGGTGAAGTTCGTCGCATACTTATTCTCTGCCCCTTGTCCATCATGCACAGCGCATGGATGGGCGACATCAACCGAAGCGTGATACATAGAAGTGCCATTGTCGCGCACCATGCTCAAGCTAGTCGACGTATTGAAATGATTCAGCAAGACTACGAGATCGTGATTGCCAACTATGATGGCTTGAACTTGATTGCATCTGAGATCAATGCTGATGGTAGGTTTGACTTGGTGATTGTGGACGAAGCCAACGCATACAAGAACCCATCGACACGCAGATGGAAAACACTTGCATCAATCATCAAGCCTGAGACTTATCTGTGGATGATGACTGGCACGCCTGCATCGCAGTCGCCTGTGGATGCGTACGGCCTAGCTCGCTTTGTTAACCCGAGCGGTGTGCCTAAGTTCCAAACAGCATGGCGCGACAAAGTCATGAACAAGATCAGCATGTTCAAGTGGGCTCCGAAGCCCAACGCAAAAGAGCTTGTGTACGACGCGCTTCAACCTGCAATACGTTTCACCAAAGATCAGTGCCTTGACTTGCCGCCCGTCATCACAGTCACACGCGAAGTACCGATGACACCACAGCAGGCCAAGTACTACAAGCTACTCAAAGAGCAAATGCTTTTCCAAGCTGCCGGTGAAACAATCAGCGCAGTCAATGCAGGCGTTGCGGTAAACAAGCTACTGCAAATCAGTTGTGGTGCGGCGTACACAGACGAGAAGGAAGTTGTAGAGTTCGATGCCGCACCGCGCCTTGGGGTACTGGCGGAGGTATTAGAAGAGACAAGCCGCAAGGTCATCATCTTTGCTTTGTTCCGCTCTAGCATTGACACCATCGTCAAGTATCTTACTAAGCATGGCTATGCCGTTGACCAGATTCATGGCGACGTGTCAGCAACCAAGCGTGGTCACATCATCAACGACTTTCAGACTACCGACAACATCCGCGTTCTGGTGTTGCAACCACAAGCGACAGCCCACGGGATTACCCTAACTGCCGCTGACACAGTTGTGTTCTTTGGCCCACTCATGTCTGTTGAGATGTATACGCAGTGCATAGCACGAGCCGACCGCAAGGGTCAAGACTCGGACAAAGTTACTGTGGTACACATTGAGTCAAGCCCCATTGAAAAGAAATTATTCAAGGCAATGAATACAAAAGTTTCCGATCACGCCATGCTTGTTGGCATGTTCGACAGTGAAGTAAAAAATATTTAAGAAAGGAGTTGCAAATCAATTCAGTCGTGCTATGCTGTCAAACCATTGACAATAAAATAATTCAAGGAGAAGTAAATGTTAAACATAGATGATGAGGAGCCTGCTCCTCAGGAAGCACCGACAGACGTCACAGTCCCTATGGACAAGTTGGCGAAGGTGTACCGCAGGATGCAGTCACGCGTACAAGAGTTAACCGCTCAGTACGAGTCTGAGATTGAGGACATCAAGCGTCAGCAAGACGTTGTGAAGATCGCGCTCAAAGACCAAATGCTCAAGCTTGGCGTATCAAGTGTACGCACAGACCAAGGCACCGTAGTGCTGTCTACCAAGACACGCTACAACACACAAGACTGGGACTCTTTTAAAGAGTTCATCAAGGAACATGATGCGTTGGACTTGTTGGAGAAGCGTATCGCGCAGACCAACATGGCAACCTTCTTGTCCGAGAATCCCAGTCTAGTTCCCGCAGGGCTTAACTCTATGACAGAGTACGCCATTTCAGTTCGTAAACCAACTAAGTAATCAGGAGAATCATTATGAGCAATGTAGCTCTATTCAACCCATCCCAAGCCCCCGCGTTCGCAAAGAACCGCACATCGTTGTCACCCGTTGCCAGAG